CCGGCGAGGATCGCGCAGCGGTCGCAACTGGGCGGGTTCAGCATGCGGGTGTAGCCGATGCCGTCCCGGGCGGTGATGTCGACCGAGGCGGCGCCGCGCGCGGAGTCGCGCACGGCGCCCGCCACGATCCGGTCCAGCCGGTCGCGGCCGACGGCGAGCGCCTGGCGCGTCGTCATGCCGCCGGCGAGCGCCTGCTTCGTCGTGATGACGGGCATGTACATCGCGGCGGAGAGGTCGCCTCCGTCTTCGAGCACGCCGACGAACGCGGAGGGGTCCGCGAACGCGCGGGGGAACTCGTACTCGGCGCGGCCGGCGAGGGTCTGGGCGCTGTAGCCGACGGCGGCGCTGGTCGCGTCCTCCTGGACCTCGCTCACGCTGCTGGTGAGGCGGGGGAGCTGCTCGCGCCAGGAGGTGGAGAGGTGGGCGGGGTCGATCTGCACCCAGGCCCTGCGGCCGCGGCGGATCGCGCGCAGCTGCAGGTCCTGCATGAGCCGGTAGTGGCTGGTGGCCGAGCGGGGGACGTTCTGCTCGGCGGCCATCAGACCTCCCCGGCGGTGTCCTCACGCGTCATCCGGGTGATGAACGGGTCGGCGAGGTTCTCGCGGTCCCAGCGCTCCATGTGGCGGCGTTCCTCCTGGGAGTAGCCGAGGTCCTTGCGGGCCTGCTGCGGCGGGATGATGCCCTGGGAGACGAGCTTCATCGCGTAGTCGCTGAGCTGGCCCTCGCTGGCCGTGGCCACGGGGCGGAACTGGGTCTCGATGCGCCGCATCTCGGGAGCGAACTGCCCGAGGATGCGGAGGTTGTTGCGCTGCACCTCGGCGTGGGCGCCGCCGAGCACGGTGACCTTCCGTTCGGCGCGCTTGTTCTTTGTGATCTCCGCGGCCTTCAGCGCCTCGGCCGAGGCCGGGTTGTCGCCGCCGAACGCGGTCACGTAGGACGGGAGCGATGCGATGATCGACGCGATCTGGAACAGCAGCTTCACCGAGGAGTGGAAGTTCGTGAGGTCCGCCTCGGGGAACTGCCCCACCTGTACGTCGGGGCCCGCGATCTCGGACGCCCAGATGCCCCCGGCGAGCTTCTTCCAGTCGCTGATCGGGTTGCCGTTCTCGTCCTCGAAGTCCTCCTTCTTGAGGCCGAAGGCGTAGCGGCGCGGCATCGCGTGGAACTCGCCGGAGATCATCATGTCCGTGGCCATCTTGTTGATCGCGTCGGCGATCCCGATGATGTCCTCGAACTCGGAGCGGCCGTAGGGCTCGAGCAGCCGCATCTGGTTCGTGAACGGGACGATCAGGGGCGAGCCGTAGCCGTGGTTGAAGCGCGAGTCTTCGAGCCAGCCGTCGCCGGTCTTGCGGAACGTGATGCGGGCGTCGGGCAGGTAGAGGTTCCCCCACTCGACCTTCTCGTCGTCGTCCCCCTCGGTCCAGCGTTTGATGCCGTCGCTGATCTTGCGGGTGCGGGGGTTACGGCGGGCGTAGGCCTGGAAGGGGGACTCGGCGGTGACGATGGGGAGGTCGTCCTTGGAGTCGCCGGGGCCGGAGATCATGTACGCGTCGCCGAGGCCGATCGACTCCGTGTGCAGCATCGGAGCCTGCTCGTCGAGGTCGTTCTCCTTCCAGATGTCCCACATCAGCGCGTCGATCTTCTCGTTCGGCCCGCCGTTGCCCGTGGAGGGGGCGCGGAAGCCGGTCACGTCCAGCACGTTCTCGTACTGCTCGGTGACGATCTTCGGCCAGTTGATCACCAGCTGGGTGACGCGGCCGCCGAACTCCTCCTCGAGCGCCGGCGCCATGTACTTCAGCGGCTGCATGCCCTTGAGGTACAGGTCCAGGTGCGTGAGGGGCTCCTGGCGGGCGAGCCGGATCCGCTCCAGCGTCTCGAACGTCTCGAGCTCCGTGGCCACGAGCACCCCCTTCCTGGCGGTCACCGCCGGGAGCCGACGACGACCTTCCTGTGCGTGTTCTGCGTGGCCGTGCGGATCCATCCGTCCAGGCCGGTCACCGCGGCCTGGATGCCGTCGATGCGGGTCAGCGCCTGCTGGCGGTTCGGCTTCACGGGCCGGATGTTGTCGGTCTCGTCGCGCTTCACCTCGACGACCGACGCCATCCAGCGGGTCACCGGGTCGTCGGGAAAGCGGACCGTCTGCGAGCCGAGCAGCCGCTCGAACTCCTTCGCCGGCGCGGACAGGCCGAGAAAGCCCTGGCCGACGGGGTTCACCTCGACGCCGCGGAGCTCCTGGTCGATCTCCTGCACGATCTGGCCCGCGAACATGCGGTCGTAGGAGATGCGCCGCATGTCGAAGTGGCGGGCGTCGCCGATGATCTGCGACTTGATCGTCGAGTAGTCGATGACGTCGCCGTCGGTCGCGACGACGTGGCCGTCGTCGATCCACTGCTGCAGCGGGACGAGCATCTGCTTCTCGAGGTCCTCGACCCGCTCGCCCGGCACCCAGTACCGCACCAGCAGGTCCAGCTCGAAGCCCGGCCGGTTCGACTCGACCCACACGGCCCAGGCCGAGAAGTCGGAGACGGCCGACAGGTCCAGGCCGCCCCAGGCGCGCCGGCCGCGCAGCTTGGCGCGGTCGATCGGTGCGCGGAGCTCGTCGAACTTGTCGATGTCCAGCCAGCGGCTCTGCGCCCGCTTGCGCAGGTTCAGCGAGAGCCGCAGGTAGGTCGGGAGGTACGTCGGCGAGGACTTCGCCTTCGTCGCCTCGTCCTCGAGGTAGCGCTTCGTCGGCGACTTCCCGTAGCCCGGGTTCGCCTTCCGCTGCGTCTCCTCGGCGAACGGGTCATCGGACGGCTCGGCCGCCCAGATCACGCCGTAGTGCGAGGGGTTCGAGAGGATCCCCAGCGCCAGGTTCCGGGTCAGGCGGTGCTTCTCGTCGTAGACCGTCCCCTCCTCGGCCTCGTCGGCCGTGGTGATGAAGACGATCAGCGGCTGATCCCGCGCACCGACACCGGTCTCGATCGCCTCGACCAGCGCGCGCCGCAGCCGCAGCGTGTGCACTTCGTCGATGATCGCGCCCGAGACGTTCAGGCCGTGCGCAGTCTCCGCGACGCGGGAGAGGACGCGGAGGATGCTGCCCGTGCGCGGCACGCGCACGACGTCCTTCAGCGGCTCCACACGGCGCCGAGCGGCCTTCGACGTCGACAGCATCCGCTTCGCGTCCTCGAAGACCCGGCCCGCCTGCAGCGTGCTGCCGGCGGCGTTGTAGACCTCGGCGCCCGGCTCGCGATCAGCGAGCAGCAGCACCCCGGAGATCGCCGAGGAGATCGTCGACTTCCCGTTCTTGCGCGGCACCTCGACCCAGGCAGAGCGGATCACGCGCACCACGCGGTCGATCTCCGCGTCGTGGAAGACCCAGCCGAAGATCGGCGCGATCACCCAGACGACCTGCCACGGGTCCAGGCCCTCGCCCAGACGCATCCGCACGCCCGCCCAGCGGCCCTTCGTGTGCCGGAACGCGCCGAGCGCCTGCAGAGCCCGGCGAGCGCGCGGCACGTCGTACCAGGCGCCCGGGTGGTCCTTCGCCTGGCAGGCGAGGACGAGGGGCCGGCGGTCGAGGGCGTCGACGATCTGCTCGTGCGTGAGGCCGAGCTCGATCAGCGCGTCGTACGGTACGGGGAGAGCGTCGTAGTCCGCGGTCGGCACGGCCGGTCACCTCCCGTCGGGTCGCGCGCAGCGCCCTCTCGGGGGTCGTGGCGGGCAGATCAGTCGAAGATGTCGTCCTCGTCCTCGTCGTCGTCCCCCGGGCCGGCGGGGAGGCCGGTGCGGGCGCTGGGGGAGAGGCCGAGCTCGCGGATGTACGTCTTCAGCTGCACGCGGTACTGGCCGGCGACGGTCGTCAGCGGGTTCTTCGCGGCGCCGCGCTGGCCCATCACGATCAGGCCGACGCGGGCGAGCTCGTGCTCGCACCACTCGAGGCGGGCGACGCACACGCACAGGTCCACGACGATGGACCAGTCCGGGTCGGAGAGGCCGATGGAGTTGCGGAGGATCGGGACGACGCGCCGCCACTCCTCCGAGGCCCGCTTGCGCACGAAGCGGGTGCCGTTGATCGCCTGGCGGCGGAGCTCGTACGCCTCGAGCTGCTTGTCGTAGCGGTACTGCCGCTGGGTGAAGTGCTCGATCGACTCGTCCTGCTCCCGCTCCGGCTCCTTCGGCCGCCGCGGCGCCTTCGCCTCCGGAAACTCCCGCGCCCAGTTCGGCTCGGGGAAGTCCGACGGCGGGAGCTTCACGCCCTCCTCGACGGGCCGGTGGCTCGGGTTGCCCTCGCGGAGCACGGCGAGCGCCGGGCGCGCAGCGGGGCCGGCCATCGAGCACCTCCTCGGCGTGATCAGGCGCGTCCAGGGGACCCCCTGATCAGAACTGTCCAACCTGCGGGGGCACGAGTTCTCCTCCCCGGCGGTCCCGGAGGGGGCGGGGGGAGGGGGTCCCCCCACCCATCACCGCAGGTCAGGGGCTCGCGGCTCGCGGCGCGCGAGCGACGGCGCGCGCGGCGCGGCGAACGAACCCGCAGGTCAACGCTTCGCCGCCTCGATGGTCCTCGACCCGAGCGCGAGCGGACCCGCAGGTCAGAGGGTCGAGACGAGCCAGTCGACGCGCGACGCGCCCAGCAAACCCGCAGGTCAGAGCGTCGGGCGAGCGGCGCGAGCGAGCCGTGAAGCGAGCGCATCGCCGCAGGTGACGCGCCCGAGGTCGGGACCGGAGCCGGTCCCTCGCGGGTCCGGCACGTGCGGGTCACCGGGCGTTGCCCCGCCACCTCACCGCACGCCCAGCAGCACGGAGGTTGCACAGGCGATGCGCCGGCCCGAGATACCCGGACCGGTCGTCCGTGTGGTCGGGTGACCAGGGTGTGCCCGGCACGATGGTCTCCCCGCACCGCACGCACCGCGCCGTGCCCGACGCGACGATGGGCGCCCATCGCTCACGCTCCCGGTCGTGCTCGCGGCCGTAGCCGCGCTGCTGCCTCGTGCCGCGCACCCGCTCATGCCGGGAGGCGTGCTCCGTGCAGTACCTCTCGCCGACCCCGATGGTGTCGGGGCATCCCGGCACAGGGCACGGCCGGCGCGGTGCGCGAGGCATGGCCACCTCCCACGATCAGCACGCCGACGGGCCACCCCAGTGGAGTGGGCTGCGGGTGACCCGCCGGCCGTGCAGGACGCTCTTGGCGAGGGGGAGCCGAGGCGGAGCGCCTACGCACCCGGCAGCCGAGGCGGGTGATCACACGGTCACCACCACCTCGGTCAAGGGCCTGCACCTCACACCCCGGACATGCGAGAACCCCGGGAGCCGCGGGGGCTCGACCGGGGTTCTCGACCTGGATCAGGGCATGCTGAACACGCGCTCGCAGGTTACTACACGCCCACGCCCCGTGCACTCACCCCCTCAGCATCTCGGCGTGTCCGCACATGCCCGCGCACCCGATGGAACTCCGCGAGCTCGTCGGCGCCGTACCGGCCCCGCTCATCAGGCAGCGCGAAGAACACCGGCTCGACCCGCACCGGTACGCCCGCCTCACGGGACTCCCGCTTCGAGTCCTCCCGAGCCCGCACCTTCGCCCTCGAGCGATGCGCCTTGATCCGATCCGAGATCCCCGGCCAGAAGTGATCCGCCTCCGCCGGCGTCATCCGGTACGAGCCCGGCGCCTCGTCGAGCATCGCCCGCATGTGGTCCTCGATCAGCGCCGGGTCCACCGTCCTCGGCTCGACGCGCTCCACCTCGCCGACGAGAGACCGCAGCAGACCGAGCGTCTGCCCCAGCCGCGCCTCGACCCACCGAGCCAGCTCCTCGTGCGCCACGATCCACCGCGCCGCCGACTTCACGAACTCCACCGCCGCCGCCATCGACTCGCCCGGCACCGAGCGCTCACCCTGCCACTCCCGCACCGCGTCGGCGATGTCGCGCAGCACCGTCACCGGATGCGGCAGGTCATCACCCTCGGTCGCATGCTCCGACACCGGCCCGAGCAGGGCCAGCGCCCGTCCGCCCGGTAACGGCCGCTCGCTCGACCTCGCCGGAGCCATCGACAGCGACGACCGCCCGATCGACAGCATCACGTCCGACACCTCGCCCACCAGCCGCGGCACCTCATCCAGCTCGTTCCTCAGACGGTTCACCCGGTTCTCGAAGTCCCAGGCCTCATGCGCATCCGTCTCCACAGCTCCTCCTCCACTACTCACCGTCTACCCCTCCGTCTCCTGCCACGCTTCCTACGTCTCCCAGCACCGGGGGCCGCCTGGCCGGCGGCCTCCCGTGCCGTCCCTACCCGGTCCGTCCCGACCCGACCCGACCCGTCCCTGCCCGTCCCGGCGTTTCCGGAAGCCGCACCCTCAGCTTCCAGAAGCGTTCTGGAAGCGGTGTTCGCGCTGGTCGGGGCCGGGTCTTGCGCTACCTGAAATGCGACCTCGGCGCGAGGCAGACGCTCCGCTCGCACTCCCGAGGGATCGCCCGCGCGCTGGTCGCCGCTGGTGTGCGGCGCCGCGTCTGCAGACGTCTCGGGAGCGCGAGCGGGGTCCTGGCGCTCGCGCTGGTGGTCACGGTCGGCCGCCGAGCCCCGCGCAGTCCCCGCGCGCTGGTCGCCGCTGGATGCGGACGCCGCGTCTGCAGATCGCGTCTGGGAGGCAGATCGCTGTTCGCCGCTGGGTGCGGTCGCCGCGTGCTCTGCTCGCTCGGTGGTACCGACGCCCTCGAGGGGCTTCGCGTCGGGTCGGGTCTGGCTGCCCGGCTTTCGATCCTTCGCGCCGCGAGAGCGCTTCGGGATCACCAGACCCAGGTCGGTGAACACCGTGCCCTGGTCCTTGAACCACTCGAGGGTGGTCGAGGAGTAGTAGCGCTGCTGCTCGGACGGAGGGGGAAGCAGCGGGTAACGCGGACCGCGGTCGCCTTCCCCGTCTCCCCGCCCAGAGTTGCAACCCCTGCACGCCACGACCAGCTCATCGATGCTCCGAGCGCGATGCCCGGGGATCAGGTGGTCATAGGTGCCGGCACGGTTGCCGCGGCGCATCCCGAACGAGACGACCTTGCCGCAGTAGCGGCACGCGTCCCCATCCCGGACCCGCACCGGGATCACCAGCGACAGGTCCGACGTGTCAGCCTTCCGCTCGTTCTCCCACGTGATCTCCTCGCGGGTCCTCATGTGCAAGAACTCCGCATCGGCGACGAGGTGGATGACCCTCTTGCCGTCTTCCTCGCCGAGCGACAGCAGCCCGGCGCGGGCCGCCTGATCCAGGAGCTGCTGGAAGCGGGGGCTGAGCACCATCGCAGTGCCCATCGAGATCCGGTAGTCCGTGCCCTGCTGTGCCGCCTGCAGGAACAGGCGCATCACGAAGCCGAACACCTCGTTCACGGACCGCTCGTCGGCATCCACGAGCTCAGCGACGCCGAGCACGCGCTCGTCCATCGCCGCGGTATCACCCGCTCTTAACCAGGCCACAGGCCCACTCCTTCGTCAGTCGCTGCATGAACATTCGCCCGTGACGGGGTTGATCACCCGGTCACAGGAACCGCAGATCTCTCGGCATCTCGCATCACCTCCTCCCTCTCGGGGCGCGGCCGTTGTGGATCAGTGGCCGCGTGGGCCGGGGGCTGGGCTCGCCGAAGGTGCGCGCGAAGCGGCGCAGCGCGGCGGCCAGCTGGTCCATGGGAGCGCCGGAGACGGACTCGAGCCGAGCGAGCGCCGCGCCGAGCGCCGCCTGGAACCCCTCGAGCTCAGGCGTGATCGTGACGACGACGTACTGGGCCCGCCTCTCGCTGTAGGCCGACCGCGCACGACGCTCCGCGCGCCGGATACGCCGACCCACGCGCCGCTGCTCCGCCCTCATGCCTGGTCCGCGCAATCGGCGAGCGCCTCGGCGTCGTCGCCGGGGTCGGTGGCGTGCGCACTGTGCTGCCAGGGGGTGATGTAGAGGGTCTTGCGGCGCCGACGGCGGGTGGTCTCGCGGATCTGCTCGACCTCGACCTCGGTGGGGGTGAGGGCGATCCAGGTAGTGCCCCAGTGGATGAGGCGTGCCTCGAACTCGATCTCCTGTCGGCCGGTGACCTCCCAGACGGGATGGCCGTCGAGTTCGCCGGCGCGCACGAGCGCGATCGGCGGGCCGTCGGTGCCGGGGGTGGTGAGGATCGCGGTGTCGGGGAGGAGGCTGATCTGCTCGGTGCTCTCGATGGGCGTCTGGACCCAGATGGTGGTCATGCTTCCTCCCAGGGGGTGACGAGGCGGCGAAGGGTGATCGGCTCCCGGCCTGCTACGCGCCGGATCGCGTCTCCGAGCGGCGTGGAGGGGCTACGCATCGACTCCTCGGTTGCTTCGATGGGCACGAGGGCCTCCATGCCGACCGCCTCCTGATGGCCGAAGGTGTCGGGATTGGTGCCGGTGAACTCCCAGCCACCGCGGACCCGGATGCCCGCCTGGTCTTCCATGCCGTGGCGCGGGTGGTGAACGACGGGCGTCCCGATGGGTAGCGCCTCGGCCTGCTCAGCGGACTCGATCACCACCGACCGGTACAGGGTGGTCATGCTGCGTCCTCGCTCCACGGGCTGACGAAGAGGGTCTTCAGGCGGCGACGGCCACCGGTCTCGCGGAGCTGCTCGACCTCGACCTCGACGGGCACGAGCGCCGTCCAGCCCACCATGTGGGCGTCGCCAGCTGTGCACTGCGAACGGACCAGCCACAGGGGCACGCCTTCCGAGGTCTCCTCGGGGCCGACCTTGACCGCGGCGGCGTTCTCGAAGGCGGCGGGCCGCTCCGGGCCGAGGAGCGCGATCGTCCCGACCGGCAGTGCTTCGGCCTGCTCGGCGCTGGTGATCGGCGTCGGGACGTAGATCGTCGAGGTGCTCATGCGTCACCGTCCTCGCGCTCGAGCGCGGCGGTGAGCTCGCGGACGGCGTCGGCGTGGTCGAGGATCGCCCACGCGATCATCGCTGTGGACGCCACCTGAGCTTGCTCAGGACGCAGCGGCGTCCGGCTCACGTCCTCAGCGATCCGGGCAGCGGACAGTGCGAACGGGCGGTCCTTGACGTGCTTCTTGAGCTTGGGGTCCATCAGAGTCGGCTCCAATCGATCTCGCGGGTGTGGATGAGCATCGGCAGGCCCAGGAGGGTGCCGTGGAGGACGTTGTCGTCCGTGATCGGGAGCCCGAGGCCCTGCGCGCGGAGGCTGAACAGCAGCACGCCTGGGGAGCGGTGCAGACGCCACGGCTTGCCGTAGACGCGGTCCGCCCAGTCGGTGATGCGGAACATCGCGGCCGGCTTCTCGTCACCGACCTTCGACTCCTTCATCAGCAGCGGCACGACCTCGCCGGCGTACGGGTGCGGGTCCTCATGAACGTCGCGCACGGGGGCTCCTTCGGGGTCGGACGGCGGGGCGGAAGTAGCAGCCCTGGCAGTCGGGATCGGTGCTGAGCGCGGCCATGTCGTCCAAGAGGACGGGCATACCGCAGAGGGTGAAGCGAGCGCCGTCGTCGGGATCCCCGTGCTGGGCGACGAGGTGCGCGACGCGGCCGCGGCGCAGCCGGACCCGCGCGCCCGGGCGGTGGCGGCTCACCGGTCCTCACCGCCCCCGGCGAGCGCGCGCTCGATCTCGGGGACCGTCTCGGCGAGGGAAGTCGCTGCCTCTTGGAGGTGCTTGATCGAGTAGCGGAGGTTGCCCAGGCGTCCGGCCTCGGCGCCGGTCGCGGCGGCGAGGCGGAGGGCGCGCTGGAAGTCGCGCACGCTGATCTGCCGCTTCTCGAGGTCGGACCGGAAGGATGCGAGCTCGAAGCCGAGCTCCTTCTCCAGGCGTGTGAGGTCGTCGAGGCGGTGCTGGTCCTCGAGGCTCGCCTGGGTGGGGGCCTTGCGCTTCTCGAGGTGCGCGGTGCGCTCGGCGACCTGGGCCCGGACGATGCGCTGGATCTCGTCGTGGCGCTGCTCGTGCTCGAGGCGGGCCATGAGCGAGCGCACGGCCCACCACGGCGGGTTGTAGTCGGTCTTCACGCGGGCCTTCACCGCGATCTGCATGCGGCGGCCGCGCGCGGTGCGGGGCGGGAGCATCAGCCCCCAGCCGTCGGGGAGCTCCTCGGGCGGGACGACCTCGGTCGAGGGCGCGACGATCCACCACTGGTGGCAGGCGTCCGCCCAGGCGTCGGCCTTCCCGACCTTCGCGAGCTCGGCCCGCCAGTCCGCGCGCGAAACCTTCAGCTCGTGGCCGACGAGGATCCGCCCCGACGCCGAGGTGAAGCCCGCGTAGAGCGCGTCCGCGCGCCGGATCCCCGGACCGCCCCACGAGCCGTTCGGCGAAACCTCATGCGCGAACACCCCGCCCCGGCGCGCGCCCGGCTGGGTGGTCTCCGCGATGTAGTGCCCGCGGAGCTGCTCGAGTAACTGCGCCGTCGCGCTCATCGCTGATCACCGCCCGCGGCGCGTGCCTTGCGCGCGGCGAGCAGGGACATGTGGGCCCGGTGCTGCTGGTGGCCGTCGTTGGCCCATCGGCCGGGCACCCCGCAGGAGCACCCGATGAGGCGCCGGCCGGGCTCGGTCTCGAAGTCGTTGACGGGCATATGGGCGACCCACGCCCGTGCGGCCGCGGCCGTCTCGGGCCCGGATGGGTCGCGGAGTGCTTCCTCGGCGAGCGCGTCGCTGATCGCGTGGACGACGTCGGGGGAGGTGATGTCGGAGTGGCCGCGGATCGCGGCGTCGACGATCGGGTCGAACGCCTCGGCTCCCTCGGGTCGAGCCGGGACGGTGAACGCGGCGGTGAGGATCGCGCGGATCAGCCGCTCGGAGCCGTGCGGATACGCAGTGCGTCCCCGCTCGACCATCTCGTCGGTGATGTCGGCGGGCGTGAGGGGGCGGGGCTCGGCCTCCAGCTCCGAGCGGCTCATGTCGGCGTCATGCTGGGCGTCGTGGAGCTGCCGGGACAGGGACTCCGCTTCCCGCCGCGCCTCGTCCCGCTCCTTCTCGGCCTTCTCCGCGAGGGCACGCTGGGCGGAGCACGAGCACGGGGTGACCGCGGCGATGGCGCGCGAGAGCGCCACGATGTCGTGCAGTTCGGGGTCCGGGCACTCCCGCACCGGGGACCAGCCCGCCGCGGCCATCTCGTCGTCGGAGTACACGAACCCCCACGAGGTGTGCCACAGGCCCGCATTCGAACGCCACGCCTTCCCCCCGTGCGAGTCGGTCGCGAACCGCGCCTTGGCGAAGTCGGCGGCGTCGTGCTTCTCGTGGCGCTGGTACGCGCCGAGGGTCCTGTCGCTCATGCCTGGTCCTCGCTTCCGGGCAGGATGATGGGGATCACGCGGTCGGGGCCGAAGATCGCGCCCGCCTCGTCGATCGGGTCGAAGTGGATCCACTGGCCGGACAGGTCCGGCACCTCGTGCAGGGGGCCGTGCTCGGCGCTGATCTGCTCGACCCACCCGAGCACCGCCTCCTCCTTCCCGGCGTCTGGGACGGCGTCGAGGTCCAGCGGCGGGAGGACAGCGACCCACGGGCACGCCTCGCGGACGTGAGGCTCGACGAAGCGGCCCGCACGCGGGAGCTGGTGCGTCATCAGGTCGTCGTCGAGCAGCCCGTTCAGGGCCTCGTAGACCTCGCCGATGCCGCAGGCGAGTCGGCCGTCGCCGAGGGTGATGATCTGTCCGGTGGTCAGGGTCTTGTCGGTCATCAGGCTCCTCCTCCGAGGGCGAGGCCGACCGCGGTCAGCGCGGCAGCGGCGAGGGCCAGGGCGGTGGCGTACTGGGTCGCGGCGTGATGGAGCGCGGCCAGGTACAAGCGGGTGAGGGTCATCGGGGGTCTCCATTCGCGAGTTCGAGCAGGACATCGGCGTGACAGGGGGAGTCGAGGGGGCACCAGCACATGAGGTCTTTCCCGCGGAGCTCGGTGAGGATCTGACCGGGGCCGGGGTACTCGGGGTGCAGGACGTAGAGGTCGTAGCGGAACTGGTTCACGATGAATCCGGCCACCTGCTCGGAAGTGAGCGAAGGGAAGCGGCGGGCGCACTCCATCGCCGAGAACGGGTTGCCCCACTTCGTCGGTCGGCCGACGGCGACCGCGCCCTCGGGCTTCCGCCACCCCTTCGTGCGGCGCTGCTGGATCCTCTGCGGGCTCATCGGGCGCTCTCCTTCCTCCACCACGCGGGTGGGGTGATGGTGGCCGTGCCGTGGATGGGCTGGACGCCAGGGGCCTCGGCACGGAAGTGGACGGTGATCGGGTCGCCGGTCGGCTGCTCGGCGAAGACGTGCTGCACGAGGCCCGTCGCGCCCCAGGGGTCCAGGGCGTGCTCGGTGGTGCGGGCGTCCGGCCCGATCGAGACCGTGAGCACCAGGCCCGGCACCGGCTGGCCGTCGCGGGTCCGCACGCGGGTGTTCGTGTAGATCGCGCAGGGCTCGGCACCGACGGTGGCGGTGAGGTTCGTGAAGGCGAGGACGTCTCGCAGCGTGCTCGCGGCGATCGCGGGCGCGGCGACGGCGGCGAGGACGGTCGGGGCGCCCCACGCGGTGGCGCGGAGGAGGGAGCGGCGAGGGATCATCGCGGCGCCTTCGGGAGTGGGTGGTGGGTGACGGTGACGGCCGGCTGGGCACCGGGCGCCGCGGTGACGGTCTGCGAGGGCCGGCACGGGCAGTCGAGGTCCCGGTCGTGGCGGCACGCCTCGCGGGACGGGATCGAGTGGACGACCTGCATCACGCCGCCGCCTCTCGCCTCATGCGCTGGCGATCGCGCTCGGACGTCCCGCCCCAGATCCCCTGCT